AATTAATCCTAAGTCTTTAGGATTGCCAGTTGAATCTGCTGTTATTAATGCCAATCCGCCATGTCCATATTGCCCACTTTGAGCAAACAATCCAGTTGCGAAAATAATTACAAATAATAAAAATATAAATTTTTTCATTTTAACCTCACGGTTTAATTTTTATCTTTTTTAATTTTTCTTTTATTTTATCTTTGTCTGGTTTTAAGAAACTATCATTATCATTGTTTTTCCAGTCTTTGTCTTTTTTGATCTTGCCATTTTTTAAATCAAACTCTTTATACTTTGTTTTAATATTAAATAATGTAATATTCTTATAAGTCCCATAATTCGTTACCTCATATTGAGCTCGATATTGTTTATTGTCTATTTTGATATTTTTTGTCAAAGTATTTTTCTTGAATATTTGCAAATATGGGATTGAGAATTTCGTTTGACCTTCCCATGATATTAATTTGCTTTTTCCTTTGACAGTATCAATTTGACTTTCAAGAAATTCAATCAAAACTTTATTAACAAAAATTTCTTGATCTTTTATTAATATAATATCGCCTTTAATCTGTGCAGATAATTGCACAGATAGGCACAGAATAAAAATAAGTATTTTTTTCATTTTTTACCTGCTCACATTTGGATAACCGTCATAATTAAACTCTGCTCTTGTACTATCATTTGTTGCACCTCCGGCACTAATTAATCGCCAATACATCCCATTTCCAACTGCTATTTGTGTTATTATCCATCTATTAGTATCTGCTGCTGCAATTGTCAATGTTCTTTCTGTTACAGCGAAATTTTTATGAGTGTTAATGGATTGAAATGTTAATGTCAAACTTGGTGCATCTGATGTTGTATTCCATTTCCTTATCCCATAATAAATCGTCATATTTTCATGAGATGAATACCATTCAGAAGTATCCTTATCCGTTGTTACTAAATCCCATTGTGCAACACCGGAACTATCTATTTCCTGAATTATATATCCCGCATGCGGTTTTTGAGCAAATAATAGAAATGGAAATAACATAAATAACATTATTAATTTTTTCATTTTTAACTCCAGTTTACTTTTCCTTTTTTGTATATTTTTGTGATGTTTCTAATTTTGCAATTTGTTCTTTTAACTTTGCATTTTCTGCTACATAATCAATCTTATTGGCAGCACGTCTCGCTGTTACCTCAGCAGATTCTTTATAACCTTTTATGAAATCTTTCTCTAAATATGTTTCAACAAGTCTCGCCGGGACATTAGCTGGATTACCATCTGGACGTGTCATTAAAACCAAAGGTTTTTCTGATTTCCCTTTTATAATTTCTATTGCTGGCATAATATTACTCCTTAAATTATTAAATCGTTTTATGAAATTGCCCTTGTTTTTTGCAAGGGCAATTTTTTATTTTCCAATTGTTTTATGATACATCAGAAAGCAGATAAACTCCCCATGTGCCATTTATTTCAATTACTCCCCATTCACCAACTGCAACCAGCGAGCTATAACGAGCCTCACCACCGGTGCTGCCTTTATATACTTGAACATCAAGAATATTTTTAACATGCAATCCAATTGAACCACGTTGGTAAATAGCACCTGCCGCATCACCTCCAGACGCAACATCTTCATCAATTTCATTTGAAACAAACCAATCAATTCCAAATGCATTTGATACAAATCCAGCTTTCTTTAATTCTTCGCCAAGATTCCCAGAATCTGCATTCGCAGTAACAATTAATTTCCTGAGACCCTTTTCGCCCCAATATTGTTTTGGTGATACCACTCCAACCAGATTATTAATATTCCCATTAGCATCTTTGATCTGTCTGATTGCACCCCAGATATGAGCTTCTGTAAGCGTGGTTGCTGCGCCAGCTTCAGTAAGATCAAATCCTGAATACAAATTGACAATGTCATCTTCCAATTTCGCTTTCATTGCCGATGCGAATGCTATTGATGCAGCTTCAACAATATCGTCAGTGGTATATTTATTAGCCAAATCTGATATTCTCGCAGTGATCACCTTTTCTGTAATTGTTGCTGAATGCGCATTTGTTTCCAGATCAATTACATTCGTGGTTGCTGTTTTTTCGCCAGGTGTCTCCACGTCCGAACTGGGAATCTCCGTATAAGTCGGAAAATCGCAAGCCAAACCTGGTTGTCCTGCGGTATTTTTTATTCTAACAGTATTTACAATGCCAGCCTCGGCTTGTAAAATTATTAATGCTTCTGCGACAATTTCAGGCACTAATTCTGTTAATGTTGTTGTTGTTGTGTAAGTTGTAGCCATTTTTAAATCTCCTTAAACTAATGAATTTCTTGCCTTTCGTCTTTTGACAAGTTCCTTCTTAGCAGCCTCAGGATCGCGTCTGGCTAAATCGACAATATCAATGTTTAAATCTATCTTTTCAGTAATTGGAAGATTCGGATTCGATATTGTAATCACATCGCCGAATAACCCAACTTTTTTATATTCATTTAATTTAGATTTATTGAAAACCACATCTTCATCCGTCCAGGAATCAAAGTTATATTTTTCATCTTTTATTTCTGGCAATTTTAAAATATCTTTTACCTTATCAAAATTCGGATGTTCTGCAATTATATTAATATCATTTATTAGCTCATTTTTGAAAATTCCATATAATTGTTTTTGTGCTCCTTGCAGCTGCTCATTTTGAGTTGTTAAGTCTGTGATTTTAATATCATATTCAGATTTTAACTCATTTGTTTTTGTTTCATAATCTGCCTGCAATGTTTTAATAACACTATTATCTGATAATGTTTCAACGCTTTTTTTCAACTTTCCGATTTCCAAATCTTTTTTACCAATTAAATCTTCAGTGGAAATTTGCAATTCATTTAGTTTTTCTCTTTTTGTTTTATTCTCTGAATTGAGATGTTTCAATGAATCTTGCATTGTTAAAACCTCCGATTGAATTTGAGCAAGCAAATTCTTTGTACCCTCTCCAGTATCTTCTTTCAAGGCTTGTCTAATCTCAGACAAAATTCTTTCAATATCCATTGAGTTTTCCTCCGGGCATCTGCCCAATAAAAAAATGCCGATCAAGCGAATCGGAGTCGGTCTAAACCGATCCACTTATTGACCGACATTTTAATGATTGTTAAATATTTAATTAATTAGTTAGCTTCTTCGTAACTTAATTGAACGAATACCGGGACTTGTCAACATTTCAGGATCACCTGCAATATTAACTTCCCATTCATCATCAGTCACGAAAGTTCCCGAAAATTTCATATATAGATTATTTACTAAATATATGTACTGCAAAGATGTGTTAATTGTTCCACTATATGTAGCTTTTAAATCTCGTGAATATTTCCAAGTTGCTGTTCCAACCGCTCCACCAGTTACAATTAATATATTTATTTTTTCAAGATTTGATCTATCTCCAGTGCCTGCCAGGAATATTAATCCTGTCGAAGCAGCATCCCGAGTAATTAATTTTATATTCCCATTAAATTGATCCGCAGTGCATTCAAAGCTGAATGCTCTTAAGCCTTTACTATATTCCCAAATAACACCCATTTCATCGACTGCATTCCAAACTAAATCTTGCAATACTTTGATTAAAGGACTATCTGGATCACGATGTCTTATTATATTTATACAAGTCAATCTTGCTGCTGCCTCTACAATATCAGCGTCATAATTTTTTGAGTTGTATTGTTCAGCCGCGAATGGTAACGGTCTCGGGTATTTTCTATCAAGCATCCCTTCTAATTGCTGAAAAGCTCGCTCACTCATAAAAGTCTTCAATGTAGCCCAATCTTCCGCGGCAACTGTAATCGTATAATTATCAGGGTCATCACTTCCAGAAGCATGAATATAAAGTATATCATTTGTAGAGTCATACCAGTAACTACTTGCCGCCGCCTGTACTGTTGCAATTGATGTTTTTACAGTTAATGGAACTCCGTCCTCATAGACAATTCCAACATATCCGGTACCTCGCTTATCAAAAGTCTTGTCTTGTCCTGAAGTTGCTGTAAATGTCTCGATTGTCTCAATGCCTGAAAATTTCTCAATTCCATTAAAAATGTATTGGAGATCTGATGTACAATTACAGTAAGGATTTATCATTCCCATAATTAATATTCCGCTGTTTTAAAAATTTGATGTAATACTGCACCAATTAAATGCACTAACTTTTCATTATCTTTTAAGTCATTTTCATTGAGATAACAAAAAACAAAATGCATTATTTCATGAAAAAAATTATTTTCTATTTGTTCATCAGTTCGATTATAATTGTTAAGAATTATTTTATTTTTTCTGTATAAACTTAATCCTTCTGCATCTTCAGTATCTTGTATAGTATCGCTTAATTCAATTTCAATTGTTTGTCCAAAAATATTTATTCTCTTCGGGAGTCTAATTTTATTCATCTTTTTTCCTTTGTTAATTTAAATCCATGTTTAAATGCTTCTTTTATTTTTATTCCAGTATTGCGTTTTTTTTCAGAGTCATAACAAGTTTCCTGTCCAGTCTGTTTATTTCTAATACAGAATTTTTTCTTGCCCTTGATTGTTTTTGTATATTTTTGATAAGGCATTCTATTTTTTCCTTATTAATCCTCCAGCTTCTTTTTGTATTGATTCGGCAGGTGTCAAAACGCATCTGCAATTCCTATCGCAAACAGTAGCTCCAGTACCAGGGAGCCCTATTGCTTGCCAATCTTCCCAACTCATCGCTGACATATTATTTCGACTTAAACAATCATCACAAATTTTTCCATCTGCTATGCCAACCCAATCCCATAATTTAACATCTAAATAGGATTGTCTCACTTCATTGCGTCCAGTATCTTCCAATCCATTCTTAACAGTTGCTTTTAACTGTTTGCGAAAATCACCAAATATCTGCCCGCCTTCATGTAAATCTTTAAATAAAATTTTTTCTATTTCAGTATCTACCATTCCAGAAGTTTTCATCTTACGAATAACTTGCCTTAATGTTAAAGTCTGTTTAGCAGCTTCGTCAATTAATCCAGCCGTCAATATAATTTGCATTTCCCTTAAATACGCAGGAACTTCTGTTGCTAAATATTCAGGCACTTTTTAATTCCTTAATTAATTTATATTTCATCATTTTCATTATATGTTTTTCTGCTTTTTCTGATACCCCCCAAAATATATATTTTTTATTTCCATGTCTTGTTTCAACCCCATCTATTTGTAAATATTTGGCAATATCAGTTCTCTGTTCATATGGAGCTAATATAGCAATTTGATGTTCTCTGGTTGCTTTTGTTCGTACCATTTTACCAGAATCTCTTAACCATTTTTTTTCAGCAATTAATGATTTTTCTCCCCAACCTCTTTTTCTCTTTTGTTCTAAATAATCGTCTTCATTTCTAGGAATTGGTTTTCCAAATTGATGTTGATTATCAATTCCTTTCTCAATATCTAAGGCAATCACATCAAGACTATTATTTAATTCTTTATGAAAATCTAATTTAATATTATTGAGATTGAAATTTCTTTTTATTGTTACATTAACCATAATTCTTTAATTCTTTATAAACTCGTTGCCAATTTTTTACCTTCATCGCGTGCCTGCTTGAATAATATACTATTATCTTTTATCAAAGTCAATACAATTAATTTTAATGCTTTTTCTGGATCATTTAATAATAATTCAACATTAACTTTCTTCAATATTTCATCGACTTTTAAATCTGTTTGTTCTCTTAACAAATCCATTGAATCTAAATATTTTAAAATACGATTAGCCATTTGCAATCTTCTTTATTGGTTTGCCATTAAATGGATTTATGATTTTGCTTTCTGATAATAGTTTAGTTCTTTCATCTTCACGAATAAAATTCATTGCCAGATTTATTAATATCTGAGCAGTCTTTGCAGTCGGATAAATACTCTTTGCCATAAAATTTAATTCATCTATTGTATTTATTATTATTGCTGTTTTCATTTGAATAAATCCGTTACTGTCGGTTCTGTCTGTTCTGCCACTTTAACTGTTTTGTTTTCTTCTGATATTTGTCTTTGTTTCTCTATTATCTGTTCATCAGAAATGTCTGGATTTTGTTCTCTCCAGTAATCCGCCCTTGAACTCAAATGATTATTAAACTCAAATGTCCATTTTTTGTTCTGTTCTTCAATACTTATTGGCATTTGAACTTCTGCATAATCAATCCTAAATTCATTTGTAGGAACTTTAATTCCATATTTACTACCGACTATTCGTTCCATCTCTAACAAATCATCTTCCCAACCCCGGCATACATCAGTCATATCGGTTAAATCGTCTTGATGATCTATGTTTTGAACGATAAGACTGAATCCGCTTGTATTTCCTGAAATACCCCAATTAATATTTAATCTATAATTCCGTTCAATAAGTTGAATTTGGGTTTTAATCAATTCAATATCACCCATGAAATTATGGTCTATATTCAAATTCCCAATCATTGCATCTGGATCATCAAGCCATAATATTTTATCATAACTATAAGTAGTATCCAGATCTTTAATATTGCCCTTCCCCCAAATCGGATTAAAGGCATCGTATCTATATTTATGACACATTTCTGATAATGTTAAATCTATATGTAAATTTGCATTTATCAAATCATCGGCGCTACCACCTGTATTGTAAAAATCATCAATTAAAAAATCATTTGGACACCATACAAAAGGAATAATTCCTAAATCATTTTTTTCATCTTCAAATCCAAAGGGTTTGGGATTAACAGAAATATTATCAGAATCAAGTATTAAATGTTGTTCATTATCCCAATATTCGTAAAATTTTTCTTCTCCATCATCTTGAATTAAATATTTAATTGCGACTGGTTCTAATCCTTTTAAATATGCCGTATAACTTCGTAACATTAAATAATCGAATACTTTTTGTTTATTTTTTTCTATAATAATTGGTTGAATGCCAATAGTACCTAGTAATCTCGATTGGCGCTCAATTGTTTTCATTCGTATATTTTTTTTCTTTGTCAATTCATTATATTTATCATTCTGTTTTTCACCAAAATATCTAATTGGAGCTTTTTTATATACTTCAGCCAATTTTTTAATTATTCGTTTTGTTATATTAGTCTCATAAAAAGGAAAATCATCCAAATCCCGCAATTTTAAATATGGCTCTAAATAAGGTTGATGTTCGCCATTATAAAAATCAATTAATTTCTGAATATTTTTCAATCTTGCTGTTTCTTCATTTTGCAAATGTTCATTCCAGTTATGGAATATTATTTCTTTTCCTGTCATAATTCTTCTTCCAAAGTTATTGAAGTTTCATAAACCTGATAAGCATGTTCTTTTAATTTCAATTCCCCAAGATTTCGCACAAAATATAAAGTAGTTCCCTGGTCATCACTAAAATAAAATGGATAACCACTTAATCCTTTTCCAATAAAAATAGTATCCCGCCATGTATTAAATTTTGTTTCTTCAGATGCTATAATATATTTATAATCATAATTCCATTGTCGCCTTACAGTTGTATTCAATATATTAGCAGATCTCCGTCCTGCCGATGTTTCTCGATTTTCAATAATATAACCAGAACTCCCTCCAATTCCAATTTCCGG